ACCGCCGCCATTATCATTAGTACTATCGCGTTTTTATACATCGTGCAATCCCTTCCCCTGTTCGAGTTTGAAAAGTATATCCGGCGACCGCAATTGTATCGGCGTCGTTCACGTCTCCGCATTGAGCTTTTCCGGTATCGTCATTTCCGGTGCTGTCATCACGAGACATTTGATAGTACCCTCCGGCAAAGGATCCGTTACTATTAAAATATACATCACACGGTCCGGAAACAACAATATATCCAAGTGCATAAGCGGGAATTTCTTTGTATGCCACTCCCGCAACATCGAAATCATTTTCGTTTGCAAGTGTAACAGCTCTGAGCGTACTTGCCGGTGACGCTTTTACAAGGTATCCGGCAGGAATAACGCCACCGGAAAGATTTTGCACAATACATGCCAACCCACCAATGTCGGTAATTATCCATTGCCCCGACGACGATCCGCTTCCACTTGCTCCAGACTGGTTAAGATGGTTAAGGATATAATAAATGTCGTCAAGCGCACGGTCGATACTTGTTACCCCTGTCGTTCTTTTCCTTTGATATAGTGACATCTTCTTTTTACCTATACCGTACAGTGCCACCCTACAGGCGTTAAAACAAATATTATAAGCATGTTCTGGACGAATTCAAAACCGGTTGATTGCATCCCAGGGGTAAGCAATCCACTGTTATACATATACACCCGGGCAAACCCCGGTGGAGGGTCTGTTTCTTGCGGGTTTAAGATAATTGAGCCAGAGCCAGTTTTGATAAGCTGTATTCTGTTTCCGACATTCCGATTCGTGGTATCAATGTATTTAATGAAGGCACCGTCACCAGAGACGAGAAATGTTTCGTCTGTCTCGTTTGGCAATACAAGGTTTGATGCCCCAACGGCAGTCTCAAGTGATGCTCTTCCGTTACCACGGCCAAGTACAGAAATATTACCCTCTAATTTATTAGGCCACGTTGTAGGTATAGCCTCTCCGACAACCCAATCTGTTTTTGTTACTCCCCACGTTTCACCACTCATGACGACTCTCCATAATCTATTGTTTTTCTTGCTGTTATAGAACAGCGTAGCCCGCTTTTGCTTGCTTTAAATTGCTGCCTAATTATTCTTGCGTCAACAAAGGTACTGCCTTTACAATATACTTCAATTTCTGCCGTATCGCCGATTTCAGTACAAGGGTTTCCCTGAACTTCAACGACAATATCACGCCTATCATTAAGCAGTGTAGTTAAAAGTGCTATTGCTATTGATCCGGCAGTTGTATCATTTTGTATTAAAAAATTTTCATTTGTTTCGTATTTTTGTTTATTATAAAGCGATATTGATTCATCGTCATATTCGATAACGTCTGGGTTGGTTTCAAGTACAAGCTTTTTACCAAGCACTTTAAATTTAAATGTTCCGGATGTGCCAGATGTTTTTTCAAAGGTAACTGTTGCTCCCCATGGATGTAATATTTCTTGTGTCTTTATCATCGTTATTCCGTCAAGATCGTATGGCGCTGGAACGCTTAAATCAATAGCTGCATCGTTTTCCCATTTAATACTTTGCGTAATAGTAGTTTCGCTTTCACCGACAGAGATATCTTCAGATATGTAAACTTCGGTATCCTCGTCTTGCGGTACAAGCGGTGATACCTTTACAGACACATAATTATAAAGTTCTTTTGTCGGGTTGCTTTGTTCAAAAAAATCGTTTCCTGTAATTGTAATATCTGGAGAGCTTTCAATCTGGTCTGCTGCAAACGACTCAATAATTATCTTGTCGTCACGGTTAGAGTATACACGACCGAGACATGCAGATGCTATCTTGCTCAAAGCCTCAAAATATGTTACATTTCCAAGCCATGCGTATTCAACAGTATACGCATCAAGGTCGCTCGATATTTCCCATGCAAGATCGTTGAGTGGTATTTTTACCTTGGCGTCATTAAGGACATATTCTGCTATATCTTTTAGTGACACATCTGTCAATATTTCATCAGCTATAAAATCGTTATGCCTTAATATTTCTAATCGGTCTCTTGCTGTTATCGTTGCAGAGTATTTCGTCTGTGATACATCCCATTCTGTTGACCAGAAAGTCCCCATTTTAACGTACTCAATAGAACTATCTTGGAGCATAAATCCGATGTAAGGTACTATTCTAACGTTTTTTGTTATTCTGTTGTGTAGATAAGATGATGTATTGTACGGAATAAATGGATCACTATATTCTGTTCCATCTTTAACAATAGATATGTTTTGAATCTCTATCGACATTTCATTGCACGAAACATTGCCAATTGGTGACGTTCCGTTATCAGCCTCAGCCTCTTCAAGCACATCAAGAGACATAATATTATCATCATAAAACGTATCGGTAACTACTCCGAAAAATTCTACTATTTTACCAATTGTATTTGGAGCAGACCAAGCGTTTAAAACGAGCTTCATTGATTTTGCCGCTACGATATTATCAGAAACAAAGTCAAGCGCAGTCTCAACAGAACCACCCGTAAAATTAGTTACCGGATTTAAAATATTGCTATCTATGTCATAAATGTAAACGTCAAAATCAGTTGGATACTCAGACAGCGTTGGCTCACCAACAACAACGATATGCCTTATCGCTCTTTCAGATGCAAATGTTATTATGAGTTCTGGGTGGTCACCAGCAAAATCACCTGATCCATCGCAAAGCAGGTCGGTATACCATCCAACTTGGTTATATGCTGCCTCTTCAACAGTTCCAGGAACAAAATAAAAAGTTCCATCGTTTAGCCACGTTCCATCGTTAATAACGTATTTATAAGGAGTAGATGTTTTTGTGTCCGCCGTATGAAGTAATAAATCGTCAACAATCTCTGTGTCAAGATCACCAAAATTATTAACATGTGGAGACGCAACAATATTGCCTGACTGTACGAACGGATCAGTATATAAAATATCAACCATCAATTTTGGGTGCCTAAAATCAGCGGACGCAGCAGCCATAAATTCTGGACTTGCAGATATCATTTATATCTCCACGAAAACAATTGAGTCGCCCTTATATATTTTAGTTGAACGGCCAGTTAAAAAATCGGTTGATTTAAACGGTGCTATTCTTACAACCGGGCAGTTACTATCAAAGTTTGTAAACCACGTAGAATCAGTTATATACATCCTAAGGTTTAACCCTTCGTCAAGATTATACTTTTCATAAACAAGTGATAGTGCCGTTTGGTCTATGTATTCGTATTGTATTATAAATTTATATTTTCTTGATGTAATATCTGTTTTAAGCGTACCTCCGAATGTTCTTTCTGATCTGCCGAATTCTTCAAATTCCCTAACTACCTCTTTCGCGTAGGTAGATATCAAATCTTCGTCGCTATCAACACCGAGATAGATTTCGCCTTCTTTTGCCATTTTTAAATAGCTCCGATTCTTGTTTTCTCGCGTTCCATTTCAGAAAGCAACATCCTTGCAGCGTCCTTCATCTGTGCCCTGTTTAAAAAAGTTGGACCTTCTGAATGGTAATGGTAGTGCGCTTCTTTTGTACCTCTGATAGACATCTGTTGTTTTGCCTCTGTTGCTCCATTAATACCATCCTGTATTCTATTTAGTACGTCGTCAAGTCTTTGCGATGTTTCTGCTGTTGTTACACGCTCCCCTTTTTTAAGCAGCCATGTTCCTGTTTCCGGGACTGAATTTATCCCATCGTGAGCCATTCCAGCAACAGAAAGACCGGCAATTGATGCTGCCATTGGCTGAGTTACCGCCAATGCAGCTGCCATAGCCCCGGGAGCCATTGCCCATCCAACAATAGGAACAGCGGCGGCAGAAGCATATGCATTTATTCCTGCTTGTAGTGCTGCGACCTCAGCATTAGTTACTATTGCTGGTATAGCCGCAGCCTGTGTTGATTTGTCTGTTGCAATTTTAACGGCTTTGTAAACTAACCATTGTGCTATCATCTGTCCAATAGCTGATACAACTGTGTTAGCCATTCCCATTGCCATAGTTTTAAATGCGTCGCCAAGGTTTTCAGAATCCAATATTGCAGATGCAAAGAAGTTCCCAAATTGTGAAGTCCAGCTATTAAGCGAGTCACCGACAATCGAACCCATATTATCAAAGTTATTTTCTATAGCCTCTAAATAATTATCCCAGTACCCATCATTTATAGATTCGAGTTCAGCCTTTTGAATGCGCTCTATTTCTGCCAGCTCCTCAGAACCTTCTTCGTAAAGCTCTTTTAATTTTTCGTATTTATATTCATGCAGTTTTATTTCTTTTTCAACACCATTGTATTTATTGTTTAGTTCAGCAAGATCAGCCTGTTCTTTTAGTTGCCTCAATTCGACATCACGCGCAATGTCCTCTTTTAGTTGCCGGTCGTTTTCCGCAGCAATTGCCGCATTGGAGCTTTTAATCATTTCAAAGCGCTGTTTGTTGGCTTCCGAAGTTGCCTTTAATACTTTTCCGAAATCACCCCACGAAGTGTCATTAGTTGATCCAGAAGGTGCTCCGGTAACATCTGGCGATGCTGGTTTACTTGAACCCGCAACGCTTACACCATTCAATTCTTTAACACTTTCAATAAGGCTTTCTATATTATTTTCTGCCTGCTTTAATTCATCAGGATCGTACCAAGCACCCTTTTCTTTAAGCATTGTCAGTCGCGTTTGTATATCTCTTTGCTCTCTCAAAAGAGCATTCAAGTTTTGCATTTCTTCTGTAATGGCATTTAGTTCTTTTTGTCTCTCTGTTGCCTTTGCACTTCCACCAATTATCCATGACCAATCATTTACTAATTTTGTAAGTCGTTGTGTTACTCCACGCAATGGCTTCTCAATAAACTCAAATATACTTAACCCTATTCCCTCTATTGCCGATTTCAATAAGTTAAAATCACCAATTACAGTATCTAATTTCTTTTGGGCAAGTGCGTCTGTTTCTCCATTAACACTATGCAACTGTTTTTCAAGGTTTTCATACTCATCAATTTGATCCATTATTACAAGCACTGATTTAGATGCAAGTATTCCATAGTTTTTAACTATTTCATTTACTCCCCACCCTGCAGCTTTTGCAGCTTTGAGGGTTCCAATTAAATCATTTTCAGACGTACCCAACTTTTTGGAAGCGTCTATATTTTCAAGCATTGCTTTTCGTAAATCGGTACCAGCGTCACTTGCTTTTATTCCTGCGTTTGCAAGTATTCCAAGCATTGCAGCAACCTGTTCAATGTCATATCCGAGTTGTGATGCTATTGGGGCAACATATTTTAATGACTCTCCTAATTTTGGTATGTCTGTGTTTGATCTGGTTATTGTGCCAATTAGAACATCATTAAACCTTGACAATTCATCAACACCCATACCCATTGCTGTTAATGAGTCGGTCACTATGTCAGACACCAATGCTAAATCAGTACCGGCTGCACTTGCAAGGTTCAATAATCCAGGTAGTGCCTTTATTGCATCTCCAGCAGAGTATCCTGCCATACCCATAAACCTAAGGGCTTCGGCGGAATTCTGTGCTGTCCATTCTGTTGTTTGCCCCATTAACTTTGCAGCATCCGATAGTTTTTCCGTGTCTTTTTCTGACGCTCGCATTACACCGCTAACGGTAGCCATTTCTCGTTCAAACGTGGCACCAATTCCAACTATTCCCGAAGCCAGCCGTTTTGCCCCCATGATTGACAAATATCCAGCAGCAAAACTACCAACCTTTTTTAGTAACTTATCATACGAATCATGTAGTACCTTGTTGTGCTTAGCAATATCAGAAGTGTTTTTCTTTGATGCTCTTGAGGCCTTGTCGAGCGGCCCGGTAAAAGAACCAATTCGAGCGACAAGATCGAGAGTAAGTTGACCGAGTGATGAGCTCATAATTATACTGCCATTCTCCAATCGTCAAGCGTAGGTTCTGGCCGGTCTAAATGAGGAGCAAAGTCGTAGACCGTAAACGGCAATGCACCTTCTTTTCTGTATCTGTTTGCAAACATACTAAGTATCATAGCAAAATCATGCTCATTTCTTGTTGCGATATTAAAAGATCCGCGCTTGTTCCGGTACTTGACCCAACGGATAAACTCATTATAGCTGATATTCCTCTGAGCTTCTTCTATTGTTCGTCCACCGATTCCGCACAATACAAGCTCATGCCAAATCTCTTCTATATCCGTTAGGCCTTCGCTTCCCCCGATACTGAATTTACCTCCGCAATTGCCCCGAGCAATGCAATAGTAAGATTGTGGTCTATTGGACCGCGCTCTGCTGAAGATTCTCCGGTAATGTCCTCAACAGTAAAGACCGGTTTTCCGTCTTTGTCACAAATACAAGCCGCAATCCTTCCGGCAATCACGTCTTTGCCAAATTGCTTCACATCGGAAACGGCACTCTTGTACGAAAGCCTGCGCACAAAAGCAGTGGCGGTAATCTCTGCATCGCCCTGCTTCCACTTGATTTCTTTTTCAACGGGGTAGCCGGTAAAAGCACCAGCCGCCTGAAGAGAATTGATGTTCAGTTCCATTGATAGTTCTCCTTACGTGCTCAATTCGGTAAGTGATGCTGATCCAGATTTCCGAATGGTTATTGTTGATTTCACCACACTATTGACTGAAAAGTCAAATGGGAAATCTTTAACGTAACCGTCGAAACGATACCACGTTCTTGGTTGTGTGAGCACGTAGTCGCCACTTGAATCAACGGTAGGGTCAGCGGTTCCGTCTGACCAACCCGCCGCCCACTCAAGCGACGTTCCGGCAAGGAACAGTGCAAACAGCCTTAAGTGGCTTGCGTTTGTTGGATCGGCATTTACCTCAATACTCGCATCTGTTGGCGACCTCAACCCTGGAAGATACGTTTTGTCTGTATCTGCCAACGATGTGGTTTCTATTTCGTCTGATGGGGCGCCCCCAGGATTAAACGTGGTTACACCGGTAACCTTGACAACAGAATCATCATCGGGATCGATGAAATAAACTTGAGTTCCCTGCGTTTTAATAGCCATAATATTTTCTCCTTATCTGGCTGTGATAAAATTAATGTCGAAAGAGTACCTGAAATTTCCGGTCGTTTGATCTTTGCTTTCCCCGCGCCACGAAACTATATGCGCGTGAGGTTCGAGTGCGTTTCTAAGAGCAAGAGCGCAAGCCCTCGCCGCCAGTCCTGTTTTTGCATATACGTCAATCTGAGTTAAAAAAGAATCGGCATCTGGTGGGTTCCCTAAATAGTTTTCAGGCTCACCACCGACAACCTGCCAGACAGCATAGGGCAATACTGTACCCTCGTTAGTGCATCCGAACGGAAACACCCGCACCGGGTTAGTTCCCAAAACAGAACGAACCGAAGAGTCAACCGATACTATTGCAAACAGTGGTGGGTTCATACTGTTGCCTTTGATGCTTTCTTTATTGCACGGTCGATTGATTTTTTATACTGGTTGATAAATTCGTTTGTTGCCTGTCCGACATTGCTTTCAAGCGCAGTCCTCATAAACGGATCAGCAGCCATTTTTTCAGTTCCGAATTCAATTAATCTCCAATGCGGAGTAGGTGCATTCGGTGAAGTGTCACCACCATTTTTCAATAATGCCCCATGCTTTACACCAACACGAAACATTAGATTCCCGTTTCTTTTAAATGTTCGAGTACTAAACCTAACTGCGACATTATCAGAAATACTTCTACCTGTCCTTGGATCATCAACTCTTTGTGCCCCTTGCTTTGCAGCCTTGGCAACAACGTTTGCTGCTTTCCTCAATGCAAATCTACCACCCTTGTATTTAACATCGCTTGTTATCGATGCAAATTTAGCAGTCAATTCTTCTATTCCTTGTAGTCCGAATTGAGAGCTATTCATTTATTACCTCTGCAAGCATAAGTGTCAAATATTCAATCCCTGATTCCTTGTCCGGTAATGGCGGTCCGACTATCTCATAAGTTTTTGACCGAAAAGAAACCCGCATTCCCGCAGTAACATCAGATCGATAACGGATAATTGCCCGGCATGATGTTTGATTCTGAATGGTTGCCGCAGCAATAAAGTCCTTTGTTGAATACGGTTCCCACCACGCCCAAACGGTCGCCAGTGTAGTCCATACCGTTTCCAGTTCCCCGGTATCGGAATCCTGTTCTCGGTCCGGTCGAAGGATAGCTATTCGATGTCTTAATTTTCCGGCTTCAAGCATTGCATCTCCCAAAAACAAAGGTTCCGATATCTTCTCTACCTAAATCGGTTTCCATACTATTTATTTCTAAACACTCGAAACCTTGTTCGATGAACCAATTCACAAGACCATTCTTTGTAAAATACCAAAAGTGTTCTGTTTTTTTATAGTGTTTACTTTTAATAATATGTTCACAGTTGGTAAAAATTGGAATAGAAACAAACGCAAACTTACCTACGTGTTTTATTGCATATTCTGGCTTTTCGATATGCTCTAATGAATCCCAAAATGTAGCTGATTCATAACAATCAGAGTATAAACATCGGTATAATCCTATCGATTTAATCCAGTTTACAGAACTAATATTTACATCGTATCCGAATGTGTTTCCACGTTCGAGAAGAAAATGTCCACTTCCAACGCCGACGTCAATAATTGCCCCATCGTAATATTTTTTCACTAATTCAATTCTTGATTTGGTAATAGATTTGCCCATTTCTGTGCACGAGCACTCTTGATAATGCTTGATATATTCATCATTGTACGGGTTTCCGGAAACAGGATAATAGCCTATTCCTTTTTCAGGAAACCATACCAAATTATTTTTTGTTAATTTATCAAACATAACTGATTCATTGTTTCTTTAAACTTGTCATCAAAATTCGATATCGTTTTGTTGCATTGGTGTAGCATATTTGTACATCTACAAAAATTATCGGGATAAATCCATCTTGTTTTTTCAAGATTCATCGGGCTTCCTGTTATTTTTTCAGGCGCATTATGTCCACCGTGACCACCGAGTATTGTGATCAATGGTATACCGGAGGATATTGACGCCGGAACTATCCATCCGACACCACCGACAACAACTGAAGCTCCTTGTATCAACCCCATAAGCTCTTCAAAAATTAATTCTCCACAATTAAAATCAACATTGCATGGAGGTAATTCATCCGTCCACTCTTCACCGTCTTGTAAATCGGCAACCGACACAACAGTATATCCGGACCTCATAAGGTGATTTGCTGCATCAGATATGTATTTAGGATCAGAGTTACGAGCAGTATTTTTCCATTCGCTTCTTATTGTTGCTGGGCGAATAACAGCGTAAGGTTTTTTGATATATGGTCCCCTAAACTTTGGGATATCGAATACCATTGCATTAACTCCAAAACAATTACGCATTGCATCTAAAATTGATCCCGCACTTAAAGTTGCAGCCCCGTATATTATTTGTTTTATAGGTAAACATGGAGCTTTTTCCCATGCGATTCTTGGTTGTCTTTTGATATTTTTATGTTGCGTTCTTAGGTTTGTTAACGGCTCAACACATTTAATGTTCGGTAAATCAAAATACAATTGTGGCCATGATGTGTATAGGTATACCCGTTCCTTTATCTCACGGACAAATGCCCTTTGATAAATATTATCCCCCATTCCGAGCATTCCTTTAATTAACATTACAAACTCCGCAAAAACTATCAATATGTTTTTTTGTAGATTCAATTATTGTTTCTACTGGTTCACCAAAAAAATGATTGCAAAATAAATTGCGGTTTATATTTTCTTTCCTATTCCAAGAATTTATTAGATTTTTGTTTTCTGGGAAGTATATCATTAACGTTGGAATATTTAATTCCTCGGCAATAACGCATAACCCGCTTTGATAAGAGATAAAATATTTTGCTTCTGATATTATTTTGGTGGTATCCTGTATGCTTGCTTTAGATATAACATTTGTATTCAACTTGTCTTTTATTATGTTATTTATTTCGACTAATTTTTTTTCATCGTATTGCGCTCCAATCAAAATGCAATTATATGTATCAATTTTTTTACAAACAGACAACACAATGTCAGCCCACATATTAGATGACATTTGATAATTCGTTGAATTGTGGTTGCATCCACTTACATATAAAAGTACATATTCTTTGCTAATATTTAAAGATCCAAGTTTTAAATTGATATTCCAATTTACCTGGAACTTGTCTATATCGTCAATGTGAATACCTTTCTCAAGCCATGCATTAACGGAGTATTCATTTTTTATTTCTTCCATTTTATAAAACCCACTTGCAACCCTTCCGTATTCTTTACCAGTAACTTTTTTAAAATTTACTTTTCCAACCATGTCTAACGTGCTTAAAAAATTTCTCGACCGTTCCTGTACTTCGTTATGGCCTACTACCAACACATTTATATTTATTTTATCATAATACAATGATAGCTTTCTATACACCCATATAAGATCACCAATGCCTTGCGGGGTGTCTATTGTTATTTCGCGCATTGTGCCAACACCTGTTCAAGCTCTGTAACGTCAAAACATTTCAATTCAGTATACCTACTACAATTGTAAATGTCTACACCTTGTTTTTTCGCATTATCGGAAACCCGCTTAAACTGATCATGCCACTTTTTTACTTTTGATTCATTCGGATTTCTCAATGTAGGTTCCTTGTGTTCTCCGTGCCAATGCACCCCGTTTTTTAATGAACAGTCATACCCGAGGATAGCGATTGATTTAAACCCTTTCGATATTCCGAATTGTATCGCCCTCATACCTGAATTATACGGCCCCGCAGCAATATGATAATGCAGTTTGTACGTGTTCGCCGCCTTATCTGAACACGTCCACTTTTCTGCATTAATATCAATTTTATCGTGATTAACAGCCCACCATTTGGTATCGCCTGCATAGATGTAATCGCAGAACCGCGCTATACGCCATGAGTCATTGACAGCAACAGTTTTAATGCCCGACCATCTCACTAATTCGCAATCAGAAGCGGTAAGACTCGGCCCGGATGCAATACAGAACAGGTCAATCACTCTCTAACTCACTTTCGGTTATCTTAACAATAAAAGATTTCTCGGCAATTCTACCATCAGCAGTTGTAACTGTGTTTGTTATTTCATATCTGGAATTTTCTGTCCCTCCAGACAACCATATTGTAGCAGTCGTTGTTGTATTTGACGAACTATCAACCGTAATGCCAGATGTTACATCCCATGAACTTGAACTAATGGTATCAGTACCAAGCCAATCAGACCAATCAATCTGGTAATCTAATGTTTCATCAGGATCTTTAATATATTGCGTTATCATATATTGTTCTCTGTATTATATGTTAATCAGCGTTTACATCAAGTTCACCAATAGCAAATTCAGGAGTTATTCCAGCGCTTACCGCCAGCCCTGCAGAAAGGGCTCCGCTTGCAAGTAAATGTCCTGCACCAGAAGATTCTGTACCTATTGAAAAATAGGTAATCGTGTTACTTCCTGCGGAGCACGCACCGAATGTGATTGCCGCTGCGTTCGATGCGTTGTTCCCCGATACGGTCCATCCTGCACCGGAACGAGCAACGGCAACACGGGCATAACCGGTATAATCGGCTTCACTTGTTGTCTGATCACCGTCTTCACCAGGGTCGCCCGTATGTAATCCTATATACAGGCTTCCGGCAGTGCCTGACGGCTGCAGGCCAGAAGCATCGCCTATATACGGCCATGCAGTGTTGTTGAAAATGATTTCAAGAAGATCGGTTTCTGCTGCATTCGATAACGACATAATATACCTTTCGTTAAACTGTTAATATTCTACTTGTAGACCCTATCGTTAATGTTCTTTTTTGCGGCGTCACAACTTGCCAGCCTGATTGACGAAGCGTTGCAACCGGTACTATTAATATTGATGTAACGGCTATCATTGCTCCTACGCCATTAAGCGTTGATACAGGTATAATCGTTATATACGATATTCCAACAAGTGTCGCTGTTGCTCGTGCTTGTGCTGCCGCTGATATTGCTATCTGCATCTCTCCCGATGCCTTCGCTATAGATTTCCCTGTCCCGGTTAATTGCATAGAGACAGCAGTATCACCTGAAATTTGCCCTTTACCATTCAATAAAGCGGACGGTGTAGTTGATATTTCACATAGCCCGGATAGTTCCCCAACTGCCTGAACAGTACCACTTGATGAAACAACTATCTGTGCTTCACCGGTTATCTTCCCCTCGCCTTTGTCGGTAAGTGTTCCCGTGTTCGCAATACCAATAGCCACTGATCCTGATAACTCACCCACAGCAGATAGTGCTGATGATAGAGATAATTTGACTGACAAGCTACCAGCAACTACACCAATTGCTTGAATTGTTGCGGTAATTTCGGCAGATATCTTCGACGAACCACTAATCTGTCCGGGTGATGTCAAGCTCCCCGATGGAGATATATTTATCGCTGTAGAACCAGATAGTGATCCTTTTGCCTGCATTGTAGCAGACGGTATAATAGTAACGCCTGCAAGTCCAGCGAGCTCCCCGATTGAAGTCAACCCAGCTATAGTGCTGATATTAATTGAGCTATTTCCAGAAAGCAAGCCATTTGCTTGTAACGATGCGGAGGCGGTAATTTCAATCGTAATAATTGCAGATATATCTCCGCCTCCGCTTCCGCTATCATATTCATGAGAAACAAAAGCTGTTCCAAGTCTCCAGAAAACAGTTACATCTTCTCCGGAAGATTGGACAGGCTCTGCTGTTCCAAGTCTCCATGAAATAGTCATGTGATAGCGACCTCCGGCCAGATGTACAGTTTTTTACCTGATTCGTATTTACAAAGCCTAATTTGAAAATCAATAAAACCTGTTTGAGCTGGGGTTATTGTTACAGACAATACCTGCGACCAATCCGCCGCACTGCTTCTTGCAGCAACCGTTTGAACTGAAGCAATAGTTGTTGTTGCGCCATCAGTAGCACTGCTCAAATAAGTAGCTTCAAGGATAACTTCTGTATTTGCAAGTGTCGCTGTGAATGTAGATTGAATTTTAAAGGTGTACGTTTTTTCTACAGAAGCAGTAGCAAGTATTTGGTACCTATTAAAAAGAAAGGCTTTTAAGCAATCGTATGCAGACAGATTTGATTGAAGATTGCTTATCTCAATACAATCACTGTTTCCACCATCGGGATCAACAGATGGTGATGTTCCTGTTTCATCACAAGGTGTTTTTACAATCTCCCCTTTGTTGTAGTAGACCTTCATCGAATTCAATACTTTATCGTGATGCTCACAGAGAACTTCATACAATATCCCACCTGTTGAATTTCTTTCATAGTATTTTAATCCTGTCAATGGTAATTTACAATTACTCAAAAGGATATTTATACAATTTCCTCTTATTTCTGTAGTATTTGGATAAGAAGCATCTAATGAATTATACCCAAAAGAACAATCATAAAAATGTATTCCAGTGCTTAAATTAATAACTCCGGTATTACTATAAAAATAACTTTTAGTCACTTTAATTGGCAGAAATCTACAACCGCTAAAACAATAACTATTACCATAAACGTTACACTGGTCAATAAAGCATGAACCTGCGTTCTCAAACAAGTAAGCATTATTGTAAATCTGACAACTTGTTGCTCTAATCCCAATAGAGTATGAACCAAAATATTGACTTGTGTGAATAGAACAATTAGTAAGTGTGCTATGGTTGATATACCCAGCGTAGCTCAAGCAATAAATATGACAATGATCATACGTGTTTTTATCATTATTTAATGCCGAAAGACCAGCATATAATGAACAATATGATACTGTGCAATTTTCACAATAGTACAACTGGTGATTGTTTCCATAGATATAACAGTAACTAATAGCATTAAAATCGCTGTCAGTCAACCCTCTTTCACCATTGCGAATTACTGTATTGGTTAATGTCCCACCGTTTATCGTAATAGCATAAAAACCGGTAACTTGCGCGTTTTTAATATAATTTGAGTTAGTCCCTGTTGTAGAATCAACAAACCTTGGTCTATTGGTGTTATAACGAGAAGATAATTGAATGTCGGTAACTGCATTTAGCTTACTTACTCTAACGTTTCTTGATACATTAGCGACAGTTGATATCCACGTATCTCCAACGCCAGTAACCATACCAGTAACCGTTGCATTAAGAGTTATCGATGCCCCTGAAAATGAAACAATAGTACGTTTAATCACTGCATCCGTATGACTCGATGAATCACCCATCCACTCACGTTGAATAGTTATTTCATCCCCGACGTGCCAATCTGCCGATAAATCATCATTAAGCATGATTGTATCATCGTCATCGGTATTTTCAGCATTGTTGGCAAGTGTCGATTCCCATACGGAACAATAATCAGGATCACCACAAATTGAATAGGCACCACCATTTGCACAAGCGAACCCTTGTTCGTTATCGCCTGTCGTGTTAAATATAATGTCGCAAGTGTATGATACAGGTATCGGGCTAACATCAGTTCCAAAATCAAATACTCCTGTTTCACCAATAGATAATGATGTGTTTCCAAATGTTATCTTTGTTGACATTGAGCGCGATGCAATAAGTGTACCGTTAACTGTTACAGCGCCAAGTTCATTTGTTTCTGAAACATTATAAGTAACAACATGTCCTGCACCAATTGTTGCAGTGTCCCCTGCAAGCCCTGGCCAGTCGGTACCTTTTGTGCCTGGAGACGTTTTCCCCCATGTCGCACCATCATTCCAATTTCCGATCTGTACACTGGTAAATGCTGCCATGCTATTTCATCCTATTATCTGTTGCTTCAACCGTGTTCATTATCTTAACATCAGCCCATTTTTTATCAGCCGTGATGAGCTTTTTTTCTTTCAGTACCTTTTCAATTTCAGATACCGGCACCATTTCTTCAGGTTCGTCAGCAAGTTTGTTTTGATGCTTTGCGACAACCTCAAGTACGCGGGCATCAATTTGCTTTTGAGTCGGCGACTTGCCGAAGCAAAGCACATAATCAATTACAGTTCCGTCATCTAACATAACCGTAACTGGCTGTTCATGCTGCCCGTTACGGTATATCGGTGTGTGTTGTGTCGTTTTCATTTTAGCACCATCAGCCAAATAATTTATAAAAAGCTATCCCTTAGAATTGAACTGTTCAATAGATTCATTATAGTATCGTTTTTACGATAACTATTAGAAGACAATACTTGCCCCTCCCTGTTTTCATACAAATCGCTACATATTAATTTTATAACAGATTTATATTGGCCAGGAAGATTGTTTTTGCTTGTCCACCCACAAGTAAACTGAACTTTAATCGGATTTGATGGATAAGCTGTAAACGATGGCCAAGATGTTGAATACGGCAAAACGATTCTTCCACACTGATCACCGTTTATTTCTACAATATAATCGTCTGATACGGTCATTGTTGTTTCGTCACCATCAGAATCTGTGTACTTTACACTGCTTACACTTTGCAAATTACCAAACGGAATTTTGATATATTTTTCATCTGGAAATGCATTAAAGTAGTAATTCCATGTTTGTGTTATTAACTTTCTTGATGTTATATTTTCCACATGTATAGTAGCCGCTTTGATAATGCTTCCAAGCTCCATATCATGTTCATAAACACTCTCATAATCATCAAGACGTAAATGCAGAGCCAACTCGCTTGTGCTTATTGGCTCATTTTCTGGTGCAGTTTCTAATACTAATTGCATTATTCAATATACCCCTGAACAATAACGGTTACATCCCCAGCCCCAGAAGCATCGGCTGTTAATGCGGTAGCTTCTGTAAGCTTTATGGGTCTGTTAAAAACTAATTCGACAGTGGTGTTTTCGGCACCATATAACGGGCCGATCAGTACAGTGTCAACTCCGCCGGAAGACTCATCTTCTCCAATAGTAACCGTAATTTCCGCCCCAAATGAGACGGCAATCCTTTCAATGTATATTGACTTTGCGGCAACGGCAGCAACCAGAGTTTCACACCCTGATAAATCAGAGCTATTCCCATTAGCCACATAGCCGTGGGTTGCCACGTTGTTTGATTTTAATGTGATAGCCATTTATGACCTGCTCTGGAAAACTTTGACGTAATCAATATACATTGTTCCTGTTCCAGTATTTGCCGACGACTTCGCCTTACTCACGTTGAAGTACGGCTGTACTTTCGCTTCTGCCGCACTCAATGTAGTAGACATGTCGGAAGTTCCGACAAGGGTGTCGTCAACATAGAACTTTACTGCAGCAGTATTGGTGCAATCGATACGATAAATGTGATACGTGTCGGCAACAAGAACAGTACCTGCGTCATTGTCATTGTCATCGGTATCACCGTTATCTGTTTCCCACAAAAGGGCCGTATTCGCTGCACTCTCTACCCGAAACCATGCATTCGTTGCGATGCTATCAAGCGTGGTGTTGTGCGCACTTGCAAGCCCGAAAGCAGCTTGAACCGTTTCTGTTCCTGTTGTCGGAAGTACGTGGAATGCTAGCCGTGTTTCGAAAACAAGACCCTGTGCCATACTGAGGCAGAGATTGTCACCGAAATGCATGGCCGCAATCTGAACTTCGTCGGTGTTGTCAAGTCCAAGTCCCATTACCCCGTTGACGGCATCGTCAATAAGACCGGCAACCAGAGTGCCGCCGGTTTTTGTTTCGGTAGTTCCCCAAAACGTCGTATTGTAAGCTTCCCCGATAAAGTCATCATTGACAACAACAGGGTACATCGGAAGAATTGTTTCCCCGTTTTCCCCATCAAAAAAAACCTGTCGACCATGCGAAAACTTCGAATAATTACACTTTACCAATCCCATACCAAACCCCTTTCACCCATAACGGGCACTGATTTTTCATCAGCGAAATAGATTTATTCTGCTTCTTTTTTGTAGGCTTTTTGTGTAGCCTTTTCTTTTTTTAATTCTGTCAATATTTCAGCCGCAACTTTGCGAGCAATATCTTCAACCTGCTTTATCTCGTCCGATTTAAATTTTCTCATCACTTACCCTTTCAAAATAAGGGGATTTTATCCCCCTTTGATTATTTCAGTGCAGTTGCCGAACGATTACCAGTATAACGCGGTTCAAGAATTGCAACACAATGACAAATACCGGACGTACCTGCAGCTACTGTTACGGTAAGCCACGGTTCACTTGCAGCCATTGCAGATGCGTTGATTTCAACGACCGCCATCAGGTTGCTTGCCCCGGTTATAGATGCTGCAGAATCGTTCGCAGTCCAAGCTGCCAACACGTCGCACGATGCGGTACTACCTGCAACTGCGGTTCCTATTGCAGCCCCACCCTTTGCGTACTGCAAAGGAACGGCTGTTGTTTTTTCGCCTTCGGATGCTCCACAGGTCGGTGTAATGGTGATATCGGTCGTTACAGCACCGAACGTAAAAATGAGAGTTGCACGATGAAAGTTTGCCATGTTGATACTGTCGCAATCGGTTCCGGTGCTCACGTTTGCACTGTTAAGCAGCGGAACGATTTTTAATTTTTCTGAAAACATACTTAATCTCCTTTTATTTTATTTGCAAAGATCCGGGGTTTCCCCCGGTCAGTTAATTACGCCCTTGCATCGAGAGTAATGAAATGCGACAACGTGTTGCTTCCCTTATGCGGGGTAAGCGGCGTCGCTCTCCACGGCTGTCCGTCAAGACGAAGCACAAACCGAAGTACGGTTTCGTCATTTACAAACTTGACGTGGATCGAAACATCGCTCTGCATACCGCCTTTTTCTGCGACAATGTACCCATCCTTGAAATTTCCAAGAATGATGTCACCCTTGTCTCCAAGGGTTGAGCACTGCTCGATTGCATAGGCAGGTCGTCCAAGAATTGTGTTATACGGTGCATTGTTGAGGCCACCTGCGGGCATAAAAACCGGGATACCGGCAGTTCCGGCGGCGATCGTCATCGTGAACAGCTGCGGTTCGATGTCCTGGTTGTAGTACCATGAATAATTTGCCGTCTGTGCCGCGAACCTGCGCGAGTACATTTTGATAATGTTTTCGGCAAGAAGCGTATCAGCACCCTGACCGGTTTCCTTTGCAACAGAAACGAGGCTACCGGCGTTCATAACTCCGAGCATGCTGTTTGCGCCGCTTCCGTTGATCAAATCACCCTGAACCTTGAAATCGAAAGCAGAACCGAAAGCGTTTGAAATGCGTGCTTCCATTGCAGGAACATCGAGGCGAAGTTCATCGGTAAGGTAGACAAGCCCGATATACTTTTTCAGCTTGAGTTCGACCTGACGGAACTTCGGTTTCGATGCCGTTTTTTCGTCGGCTTCATCATTGTTGTAAATGGTGATCCCGCCGAAGGTGTTCGACGCCCTGCTCGTTTCGTCGTACCCGTTGATCGTTATTGAATTCGAGTTCGCAGAGATAGGCATCTTTTCGCACTTGCCAAGAATAAGGCTGTTATCGAACAGGTTTTCAGTGAGCTTGTCGGCATAGTCTTTCTGCAGTAGGTACCCGCCGTCACTTGGGACGGTTTCACCCATTCCGGTTGCCGCGTTGTGCAGGCGAGGATCAAAGGCACCGCCTGGACGACTTGCGTTGATCATTGCGGCAATGTTTTCGCCCATCGTGCCAAACTTGTCTTTCGACCTGCTGTCGGGCCACACATCAACCCGCTCTGTTTTTTTCGGTACGGTAACAGCTTCGCCGGGTTTTTCTATGGAATCGCGCATACGTTCCTGACGTTCCATCGTTTTGACGATGTTCTGATATTCCTGAACGGTGTCAAGAATTTCATTTTTCAGGGCAAGCTCTGCGCTCGTCGGTTCGCGGTTTTCGTTGACACACTGCGCGTCAATATCTGCTGATTTTTTCATGAGGGCTTTGATGTCCTCTTTGTACTGCGATACGGTTTTCATATCCGTTCTCCTTATGAGTTTGTTGGGGCGACCATTTCGGCCCGTGTTAATAGTTCCGCTGTCCTATCTTTTTTTTGCGGCTTTTCACCAGCATCTCGCTGATCGGCACCGTCGTCACTTTGGGCATCTCGCACATTATGAGTTTCGGGTTCACTTCGGGCGTCTCGCTCGTCATGAAAAGCCCTTGCCACAATATTTTTCGCCTGATTTCGAGAATACCCTACATCTCGCAGGTTTTTCTCAAGATCACGCTCGTTAAGTTCTTTTTCGTCTGCCATTGTGCTTCCTACCGGTCGCAGCTTGTCAGGGACATTGTTGTAAATAGAAAGGTCATGTTTTCCTTCAACGGCTTCTCCGTCGTATATTCGGTCGATAAGTCCGGTATCAAGCGCCTGTTGAGCGTCAAACCAAGTTTCTGAGTCCATATACGCAATGAATTCCTCCTTAGTTTTACCGGTTTTCTTTGCGTAATCGCTTGCAATTGACTCGTTTAACTTTTCATGTAATGACATTTCTTTGGTCATTTCCTCAACAAGTTTTTCAAGCGCCTGCTTATTGAAGTACCCGAAAACATCGATAAAACTGAGAGCGTTATGAATCATCATAAAGCCACCGTTTACCATCTCGATCTCATCTGCGCCCATCACCAGAAACGAAGCAGCAGAAGCGGCAAGCCCGTCGATATGTGCGATAATCTTTGAAGGATGCTGCATTATCGCGGTTTTGATCGCACGCGCCGCGAAAATATCGCCGCCGCCAGAATCTACACGAAGGTGAGTTGTTTTTGCCTTGATACCATTAAGTTCTTTTATAAATTCAAGATGATCGACACCAAACCACCCGCCGATATCACCATACAGATAAATGGTTGCTTCATCGTCCTTGTTTTTGATGTCAACCTTTTTATCTACTCTTCGTGTCGCCATTTTACGTACTGTAATCATGTGGCTTTCCTTTTTAATTTATACTTTTCAATAAAAGGTTTATTTCTTCTCTTGTTTTATCGTCGGTTTCTGTATCTTCACCCTCTTTTTTAACCGGCGTATTATTTGCACCATTTTGGTTTTTGCTTAAATACTCGCTGAATTTACTGAGAGGGATATTTCCGGTAGGAGCCCATAGTTCATCTGCAAGCGCATCGTCGCTCGGGTTCATGTCCTCTTTTTCCCGCGCCTCATTCGGCGTCATCATCGTATTACCGATCATTATTTTATAAAATTCAGCACGTTCTTTTGAGTTTGCACGTAAAAGACCTTCTAGGACGTGCTTGAAATACAGCCCTGACTCATACTGTTTTTTACCTAACAGTTGAGTATCATATATCTGTTCAAGATGGATTGCCCACGGAAGAATTGTGTCAATTACATAAGAGGCGTTCTCAGCTTCGATGTTATTAAAAGATGATTTTGTCATGTCTTTTAACTTATGCGGGGGAATATTAAACCATCGCGCAATATCGGTAATATGATGCTGTTTTGACTCTAAAAACTGTGAATCTTCAGGGGAAAAGCCGAGTTTTTCTATCGTCATAGCCTCTTCAAGGAGCATTAACCGATGAGAATTGCCCAACCCGCTGTATGTTTCTGTCAACGATTTTTTTAGATTATCATGCGCTTGTGCCGACATTGCCGGGCCGGGGTGAGACACGACAATGCCTGGGTGAGTACCTTTTCCAAAAAAATTTGACGAGTACGTCTCCATCGCCATTCCCCATCCGATATTTTTACGTGCCATTGCAATGGGGGAATATCCGACCAGTCCGTCAAATCCAAATCCGGCTATATGTAGTATTTTGTCTCTTTTTAGTCGTATTGTTTCATTCCCGACCCTAATATCATATGTCATTTCTCTATTTTCAAGTTTTACACACACGCGATCAGGGGTAATCGGCCACAATTCTATAATATCACCGACCGCATTTGTGACCTTTTCAGCGTATCCGTTGCCCCATGTTAGAATGTGTGCCATTATGGTTTCGCGGCCTATCTTTGCCGTCATGAACGGGTTGAATTGCGTGTGCATTACCCGGTAAAGAGGATTTTCGGTAGCGTACCGCGTTTTGCGGCCTTTGTGCTGCCGTAAATGGAGCGGTAGACTGCCGCAAGTGCTTGATATTTGATAAATAGCGTTCCATACGGCGCTATATGTAAGGGCATTGTATTCGGTTACGTTTTCACCGGCAGGTGTTTGAGAACCGAAAGCATTCCAAAATCCGGTACTCCACGCTTTCGGATCATTCAAAGCAAGATCGTTTTTAAAAAGTTTTTTGATGTTTTTAAAAATATTCATCGGCATGTTTGCTGTTAAATTGCATGATCATGATGTCAATTTAATAACAAACATATCATATTAATAAATAACAACCTATAAAATACTGTTGATGTAAAAAAATAGGCAGAAATAAGAGGAAAATTATAGAAATAAGAGGAAAATTATAGAAATTTATAGAAAATAAATAAAATAACTTGTTCAAAAGAATGTGCGGCCAAGCTGAAAAGAAGCCAAGATGGGGAGTATAAAAAAAATCCTGTCAACAGAGAGCGAAAGGCTAATAATCAAAGAGAACGAATGAAAGACCAAGCTTATAGGGATATCCAAAATAAATATAAACGAGAATGGAACAACAAGCCTGCCAATATAGAGAAACGACGAGAAAAATCTCAAAGTACTGAACACCGTGAATACTATCGGAAATATCGGAAAGAGTACATGAGTAAACCAGAAAACAGAGAACGAGACCGCAATCGAAGAAAAACCTCATCATATATAGAATGGGAAAAGGAATACCGCAAAAGGGCACACGTAATAAAAAAGGCAAGAGAATACCATCAAAATAAATATAGATATGATCCTATATTTCGAGAACATAGTAAAAAGCGCCACCAAGAATGGTATCATAATAAAATGAAAGATCCGTCTTACAGCGTGAGTAGAAATAAATATAAAAGAAAGTATATGGAAAATCCAGCAAACATAGAAAGAGCCATACAATACACCAAAAGCATACCCGTCATTGAAAGAAGAAAAAAACGGTATAAACAAAAGATGGAAACAGAATCATTTGCCGCTACAATGGTGGCATTAACTCAACCAATAACCAATAAGGAGTAAGCATGAGCACCAATAAAGACAAACAGTTACTTGACGAGTCAATGGGCAGGTCGGTTAAAATGACAGCCGGAGAACGTCAAAAGCTTATCGATGAAGCTAAAGCATCGTTTTCTTCAATAAATGATAGCTTGAATGTTATAGGTAAAAACTATGTAAAATGCATTATTTCCGGAGAAGAACACGCTCAAGCTTTCAAAGAATCGTTCCCCGACATTCCTAACCATAAATGGGAACTCTTCGAACTTGTCGGCATGGAAAAAATAGCTCCCGGATTAGTAATTTATGGCGGCACCGGCTTTAATCTTATCAAAAGACTTCCTGTCAAAGAACAGGAAAGAATTCTATCTAAACCCATTGAAGTGCTAACTATCGATTCAAAAGGGAAAACCGATACGATAAAAGCGGAATTCAAATCGCTATCATTCGACCAACAAAAACAGGTGATTGCATACGACCACATCAGGAGCCTTCCTGAGCAACGAGCGCATATCGAAACAATTCACACCGGTGAATACTTGAAAACACCAGTAAATAAAAACGAAAAGTACACCAAAAAAGACGGAAAGGTCAAATTTGCCCCTGAATGGTTTACTGAACAAGAAGTAATGTCAATGGCGCTTGAAATTACCGGAAGGAAAAAATAATCATGAAAGAACTATGCAAACGAATCAAGGCGGCAAAGAAGAACGGAATAACCAGGAAGATCATTGCTGAAAAAATCGGGATATCTTACGACTATTTAAACCGGTACTTAGGGGAATTCAAAAAGCCTATGCCCGACCACATCCGGCAGGGGATCGAGGAAATTTTGAAAGAGGTGGAAGGTGATCGATAAATATACTATTCCCTTGAAGTATGAGCCGAATTAAAACGACATTGCAATATTGACTCACGCGGGACACGCTTTGAACCGACAATCTTTTCACTTCTCAAATGCCCGTGTTCAATCCATAGGTGTATCGTTCGTTCGGTAACTGAAAAATATTCAGCTACCTCGTAGACGGTAAACAAGCTCTTTTTCGGCAAGTTTTCATCGTCTTGTTTTTCCATTATACAAATCTCCTCGAATTAAATCGACATTCTGCTATTGACCGTACCGGTATGCGACCGTTAATCGATGTTAAATGGCCGTGGGATATCCATACTTTTATCGTCGATTCTGGAGCTTGCAATTGTTGTGACGCTTCGTAGATGGAGACTGTTTCATTGTCATTATCGGCAACCTCTTCTTTTTCTACCTGGTTATCTTCGGCGATTCCGTTGTCATGTTCACCGATAACAATCCTATTTTTACTTCCCTTGTGGCGCGACATTGTTCCTCCTTTTTTTTTTAAACACGTCTTTTAAATGATACGTTTAATTCTCCAGAGTCTTTTTTTTCTACAATTACCAAATATTCAGGTGGCAACTCTCCATCGCTAATAGTATCGAAAAATTTACAATAACCATAATATGTAGTAATCGCATTAAACATATTACTTTCTATATGTAAAGGCACAAATACGCTGAATACTTTACAAAAGCAATCATATTCCCCATCAAAATTATCAACTTCAAATAGAAAATTGTTAACCCTAATTACACCACGTCTTTTTGTGATCGACTTAACAACTCTTTTTTGAATTGATATCTGCCGAGGCTCTTGTACAGAATTACCGGATAATGCTGTACCCATCATAAATGCCTCCTGTTAAAATTACAATGCCATCCTTTTTACCATGTCTTCGTATTCCATGCCCTCATAAGCCGATTTGACCGGCGCTTCATTTCCGATCATTATACCTGTTGCCATAAGCAGCGCAGTCATATCGTCTATCTTATCGGCAGATTTCTTTTTGTCCGGCGCCATATTCATGTTCACGTCCATCCGAGAAACGGTATTCGATGCACACCAGTTTAACACCGGGTCGCCCCCGTGAAACAATTTTTCAGAAATATATATCTCTTCGAGTTTTTTCATTGCCGGATGATAGCTCTTTGTACCCTGAATGAATTCAACCAGCGGTATATTTTCGCTGGTCAACTTATTTGCCAATTCAGTAGCATTCCACCGGTCGTATGCAATGTTCTGAACATTGAATCTCTCGTAAATATCTTTTATATCTTTTTCGACCACATCATAATCGGTTACGTTTCCAGGTGTTTGTTTTATCAGCCCAGTGCTTACCCATGCGGCATACGGGACAGTCCCGCGCTCGGTACGGAACTTAATGGACTCTTCTGGACACCATCGCCAACCGTGCGTATAATATAACCCGTCAACGGCCCATATCAACCGCAGCGCCGTTAAATCGGTAGTACTCGCAAGGTCAAGACCTCCCCAGCACGGAACATCTTTTAATAGTTCAAGAGCTACTGGTCCAGAACACAACCTCCATCGGATAAGATCAATCCATCCACCTGCTGTAGCAGCTTGACGGTTTAATCTTTTTATTTTGAACTCGGCAAGTTTAGACGGCATCTGTTTCGCTTCTACCGCCTCTTTTCGAATTGCCGGGAGTAGGTATGGGTTTGACTCAATAAGTGGATTTGCTTTTACCCATGCCGATTCATCGAAATCATCGTCGGCTTTAATACCTGCATTCTTGTCCTCATCATCAACAGCCCAAAAAAGAGCAAGGAAATGGTCGGCATCGTTACCGAAAACCCCGAGAAGCAGCTTCTTCGAGAAGTCCCGCAGTTCCCCCCACGGCCCCGGCGACGTGTACCCTTCGGTGGTAGTGTACAGCCATAGGGGATTGTCACGCGCACCTGCCGCCGACGTTAATACATTCAACAGGTCAGGAGTTTTGTGGGCGTGTATCTCATCCAGTGCAGTATGTGAAGGATTCAAACCGTCCTGAGTGCTTGCCTTTGCATGAATTGGCTTAAAGCTGGACCCGGTTTCGTATCTTGTTATTGCTTTCGCCCAGACCTCAAGCCCGAAAGCCTCACGTAAATCCTGTGTTTTCTCAACCATCCTTTTTGCAATATTGAAAATTATTGCAGCCTGCGGGAATGTCGTTGCTGCACTTATTATCTGTGCGCCGGGTTCGTTTTCGCAGCACATACAGTATTTTAGTATCCCTGCAGAAATAGTGCTCTTGCCTGATTTTCTGGCAGTGGCATACAGCGCCGAAGTGAACCGGCGTTTACCATTGGCCTTACTTCGGAAACCAAATAGCTGAACAATAAAAAAGCACTGAGCCGGATGCAGTACGATTGTATCGGTCGCCCATTTACCCTCTACATGGGGAAGTTTCTCGATGAAATCACAAGCGTTGTTCGCGTGGTAATCGATAAATTCAAATAGGCATTCTTTCTTTTTTGCCCTGCTTAGATCGTCGATGAACCGTTGCGCCGCAAGCCGTATCCATCGACCGTGCCGCTTATGGCCCTTGTCCTTTATCGCACCTTGTGCGTATTCCTTGGCTATCGAAACGTAATCTTTCAAGAATTACCCTGTTGTGCATTGATAGTGAATTTATTCTGCTTCTTCTGCTGATTCTCAACCTTGATTTTCGTCCGGCTGGATGGAGTCATACCGAATTCAGATAGGAATTTGTGGCAATCCCTCATTGCAGTATTGGCTATATTCATATAAGGATTATTTATTGGATTCCCATTTGCAGTTTTTACCACCATACTGGTATCACTAATTTTCTTTTCAGCATCCACCCACCGACCCCACGATTGACAGTATATTGCAAATTCTGAATAGTCCAGTTGCGTCAACAATCCGCTCGAATATAGAACTTTTGACATCCGCTCCCATTCTTTTTTTGCCGTTTTTGAAAGGTGCGCCGGTGGTTTCGGTATATCTTTGAACTCATCCGGTACCGGTTCGCTATCATTCCTCCGACATGGTCGATCTGTCCCATTCAGAACGTGGAATTTTCTCGGTAGTGGCTTTCTTCCTGCTGGCATATTATCGTTTTTCGTTCATTTTAAGCGGTTTTATTCTACGTCCTGGCATTTTTTAAATAATTCGCTTTTTAATTGCTTCCTACGGTGTGCAACTTGTATAATATAAGTGCATGATCTTAAACAAGTTACACAACCGAAAGGAAGGTTTGTATGTCATTGATTTATGTGCCAAACGGCAAAGCAAGAGAATACTCCCCGCTCGCGCTGAATATTTACAACGGATGTGATCACGGTTGCGCATATTGTTACGCCCCCTTGATCCGGAGAGATTTGTCATTAAATAAAACGGTGCATGTAAGAAACAAATTTTTAGAAACACTTGAGAAAGAACTCCTCAAAAACGTTCCGAAAGAACAAATACTACTGTCGTTTATGTGTGATCCGTATTCCCATTTTGACGTTGATTTTAAATTGACAAGATCTGTCGTTGAATATCTTAACCTGAAAAAATGTTTCGTTGCAATTCTTACGAAGGGGGGAAGCCGGTGTTTAAGAGATATTGATATTTTTAAAAGGTATGGCGGAAGATTGAAGGTAGGCGCCACGTTAACATTTTTAAGCAACGAAAAAAGCTTATCGATTGAACCAAAAGCAGCATTACCAAAAGACAGGATTGACACGCTAAGGATACTGCACAAAAGTGGAATAAAAACATGGGTAAGCATAGAACCGGTAATCGATCCGGTTGAATCGTTGCAACTGATTGAACAAACGGTAAACTTTGTTGACCAATACAAAATAGGGAAAATGAACCATTTTGAAAAGCGGTTCAACCCTGATATTGATTGGAAAAAGTTCATGATTGATGCAGTTTCTATTTTAAGAAAAGCCAATAAACAATTCTATGTAAAACAAGACTTAAGAGAATTCGACAACGATAATTTTTTGTTGCCTCACGAAAAAGATATGAACGCATTAAATTTAAGCTGACCTACTCAAACAGGCGGCAAAATACACTGTCGCCTGTTTCCATGTTCCCTGTCCGTATTTTATCACAAGTTTATCAATACGATAATCACCAATAACACATTTTAAAAGATACCTTAAATACTCCGGGTATCTGTGATATATCGCTGCCATAAGTGACAAATCTTTTTTTGGCCATCCGGTTTGTGCCTGAATAAATTCGGGTATGCCGGTTCTCATCATACAAACCCTTCGCAAGCAACCGTCAGTACAAACTATTCCTATTTTATTTTTAGTTGATTTGCTGCAAATTACTTTAATTGCTTCGTATGGTGAAGCATAAGGATCAATATCAAAAAGCTGTTGATCAAAACTTCCTTGTCCATTTAAAAAAGAAATAGATTCCCCTGAAGATGCAATATATTGTTTAACTTTATCTTTCCATACCGATTCATACATTAATCCATTTGCCCCATATACATCAAGAATACTTTCTCGACCACAATTCGAAACAAGCCACTCACGCAAGGCAACTTTTACCTTCGGATGAGAATTGTCTTTTTTAGAAAATGACAATTTAAATTTAGGCATTTTCCTTGTTCCATTTAAAGCCACATTTTGGGCAAGTACATTTTTCTAGTCCAGATGATTCTTTAGAATCGTCCTCATCCAAATCAATATTTTCAATCGGCAGCACTGGAACATCAAGCCCCCACTCCTCAAGCTCTGAAACATCCCATTCATTCGCCAGTTCCGACCAGTCCCACTCTCCGCCAGAAACGTTGTCTTTGATGATGAACTCTTTTTTCTGCTCTTCGGTTAATCCGTCTGCCATAATTATAGGGATCTCTTTTAGCCCTGCAGACTTGCAGGCTTCATATCTCATATTCCCGCCAAGTATCATCATATCAATGTCTACAACTACCGGCCTAATGCTCAACATTTCCGGGAACTTAATTACCGATGCAACCAGCTTTTTAAATTTATCATCCTTAATGATACGAGGATTATCAGGATTTTTATGAATGGAATCCAACGCTACCATTTTAATTTCTGGCATTACTTCTTGCTGATTTGAATTCATTTTGTATCCTCTGAATATTCATTTATCCTATCCATAACAGCCTCTTTTACAAAAAAAGAACGCCTTTTTCCGGTTTTTCTACAGATTTCTACAAATTTTCTGTGCTCTTCATCGGTAAGCTTAACTGTTATGGTTTTTTCCATGATACAAGGTAATATAACCTTCGATAACAGGCTACACAATTATTTTCTAATTTTATTCAAGATTTATTTTGAAAATTTTTAAGAAGGGGGTCAGAATTTCGGACGTGCAAAAAAAAGGC